GGAAGTGCGCGTAGGTCATCAACGCCATCAACTTCAACTGCTTCGTGTCGGGGTACTTATTGTTACCTGTCTTGTAGTCCACAATGTACGCCGACTCGCCGTCAACTATCAACAGGTCTACGATGCCCCGCACCCAACGCTTGCTGTCACCAAAATCGCACGGGGTCTTGTCCTCGTAGAGCGCCATCTCGTATTCGGGATAACGAGTACCTTCAATAGCCAACAACGCATCGAGGGATGCCTTGAACTGCTCATAGTTCTTGGCTAATGGAGTACCGTCCCTGACGTAATCTTCTGCGGCTTTGTGAACAGCCGTGCCGTACAGCATCTGCTCTGATACTGTAATGACATGGTCCTTCGCCACCTTCAAGTGATAATACTTCTTAGGACAACTCGTGTAGTCCTTAAGGCTGCTGTATGACCAGTGAATCACAATCCCAAATCCTGTATTTTCTTACGTAGTGCAACCACTTCTCGCCACACACCTGCGTAACTCTGAGACAAAGTCTTAACGTATATATTCAACGCACGAACTTCAGCGCGAAGTGATTCTATATCTGATGGAGGGTCTGGGATTTCCCAGTCCTCAACAATCTCCGTATGATCGTCCATACTTCGCCTCACATGCTACGGGCAAGCCGTCCGCCCAGTTAGGAGGAGTAGACATTACTTGTGTTATAAACGCAAGCGCATCTTCTAGTTCATGCTCGGGCACAACCAACACGGCGGCGTCGTGTACTGTGAGTACTGGCCTGTACTTCTCTCTAAGCATAAGCATCTGCTGCCCGACAATGATACGGGCAAGCGCCTGCACCACGTTCTCAACAACAGCCCCACCCCAGATGGACTGAACGCCCTTGCGTGAGGCATAAACCACCTTGTTATTGTCCGACACGTGTAAGTTTGGGTATTTAATGTATAGCCCATTTGGTAACCGAATGCCCTGCGGGCTGACCCATACAGCCTCATGCTGTCCCAAGGAGTACTCACGGGTACCTGAAGGCCAAGCCATCATGCGCTTGAGTGCTAGGTCACTCTGCTCCCAAAGTTCCGGTATTTTGTCGTTCTTTTGTCGGTAAAGATCGACGATGCGCTTGCATTCGTCCTCGCTCAGGTCAGCGCCGGGGGGCTGAGTCTTGAGGGTATGCTGCAACTTCTTCGCCCCGGTGCCGTAGCCCAAGCCAAGGACGCAGGTCTTGCCCACGAACCGCTCGACGGGGTTGGCCTTGGAGATGTCCCGCTCATAGATCTTGCTTGCAAATATGGAGTACACATCCTCGCCGTTGGCGAACTGCTTGACCACATCATCCTGTCCGGCAAGCCACGCCAAAACACGCGCCTCGATCTGGCTGCTGTCGCAGTTGATTATGTAGTGCCCAAGCGGTGCAAGCAGCGCGTTCTTGAGCGCCTTCTTGTTCTTGTCCCGGCTCGGCAGGTTCTGGAGGTTCACGGAGTCCTGCCCTGACCAACGGCCTGTGTGTGCCCCGTAATACTTAAGCGGGATAGGCAGTCGCCCCCGGTTCCGTGACCCAATCCCAATGAACCGCTCGATACGCGACTCCTCGATGGTGGACTTAGTACCCAGACGGACAGCGCATAGTTGTTGGATAAGTGGATTATCGTGTTCCGATAACTCGATGAACGCCTCGTCGTTCTTGGCAAGGGCAAACGTCTCCTTACCTGTGGTCAGGCTGACCTTCTTGGGCGGGGTGACACCGTGCCGCTCAAGTTCAGCGGCGAACTGAGGGTTGCTTGCCAGACACGCTCGGACTTCCTCGACGGTCGTGACACCCATCGCGTCCATCAGACCACTGAGGAGTTCCTTCTTCTGCGCCCTGACCTGCTCCAGTCGGTCAACCAAGAGAGCATCGTCCACCTCAAGCACGGGCTGCGTGTACATACGCAGCGTCATGTCAATCAAGTCAAGTTCGTCCTGCGGGAAGTAGCCCGACAACAGGGAGCCAAACAACTTGAAGGTAAGGTCTACGTCATTGACGCAGTAACGCCCGTAGGCTGCGAGTTGTTCAGGAGTGAAGTCTGCCTGTCGCTTGCCCAAAGCATCGACCACCTCGGTACCCTTCACGCCTAGGTTGTACCGCTCAGCCAAAGCCTTGAGTGAGCCACCTGCATCAACGCCGTGAATCGCCCGTGCCATGCACAGCGTGTCGTAATACATCGCCGGGACAATCCCGTACTTCCACGCAAGGATAGCGCCATCGAACATCATGTTGTGACAAAGCAGGGCTGAGTTGCCCCAGTCAAGCATGGCGAGTTCGTCTGCGATGTTCTCCGTGACCCACTTGGTCGGGTTGTCATCGACCTTGATGCCAACACCAATCACCTCAAAGCGCGGGTCGTTCAGGTACTCCTCGTTGGTCTGAGTACGGAACCCAAGGTCGTTGGCATAGTACGTCTCAAAATCAAGTGTGATAAAACTCACCCTATACCTCTTTTGGTTTGTTCATGTTGTGCAGCCACCCCTTAGGGGTCAGGGTATACCCTGCGGCCTTCAACTCATCTTCAGTGCGGCACCGACCACCTATCAGACGATGTAGCCTTATGGACTCAGGACTGGCAAACAAATGCCAACACTCATTACATCTTCTTTCGCGTTTTTGCTTCACTCTTTGACTCCACTTCCATCCGACTTCTGTACCCTGCATCCCACGCAAACTCCCAAGCGATGCACCACAGTTCGTGGTAGCACCCGCCAAGCGGGAACCTGAATCCGTGTTCGTCCTTCGGGAACCCATGTCTGCTCAGGTTTTTACCCTGTCTGCTTTTAATTAGCTTATCCCACGCCTTCTCCCGGTCAGGATCGGCTATCGGGTAATCAACGCAGTCAGCGACGGACTTTGCTTTGAGCCTTACTGCCTTTACCATTTTCCAACTCCCTCACTCGTTTACGTAGATAAACAATCTCGTCATGGCACGCCCAGAGCACGCTGCCTACGGTCAAGAACTTGAACTCGGTCGTGGTCCCGGAGTTGTTGATCTCACCCGGTAACTCACGGATCAAGTCAAGGATGTCTTCTTCAGTGCCCACCTCACTGCTCCTTTGGCATTAGAAATATTGGCGTGTACTCACCGACATATGAGCCGACCACGTTGAACTCCATCCACTCGATAGCCTCTTCGTGCGTCATCTCTTGATCATGTATGAGTATCTCCACGCACTTGTTGTAGTCGTACACGGCGATCAGTTTAGTGTGTTGCCACCCAAGACCGATCAAGGCTTTTTCAAACCCGTCAGCGTATAGCGTGTTCGGGTCAAGTGGTTCTTCGTCGTGGGTCATGTCTTTCTCTTCGCAATCAGATCTTTCACGCTACCTATGTACTCCAGTTCATCCCGTTCGTACCATGCATATTTTTGCTTGGATCTGTGGCGGAAAGTCAAAGAGTATTCAGTGCCAAATCCTCTGTTGCGATTAGAAAGATTTGGATGAAACACTTCCGTTATCACGGCTATCGTCCCCGTACGCTTTATACGCACGATGTCTGTGCGTTCTAACTTGTGCATCACTTCTCTCCCCTCGCACGGATGGCGGCGGCGCATTGTTCGGCAGCAAACCTTTCTCTAAACCCGCCTAACGGGTCAACTGTGTATTGCTTGCTCATGTATGACTTCATTTGTTTTTCACAAACCTCGGCACACGCCTCCCGCTCGGCCTCTGCGACGAGGGCGGCGAAGCGAACATTAAAGACTTCCAACCATCCGGGGTGATACTCGCCTTTAGCGTAGATGGTATCAACGTAATCCTCCGCCTCCCGCGCCCATCTGATAATGTCCTCGCGTGTCATGTCTTGCTCCCCCCGATCCCGTGGAACCGCTCGGCGGCGCGGAAGCCTAACTCAAAGTCCCGCCATCGTCCGTCGATGTCAGGTTTTATGTACTCCTCGTCTATCTGCTCCACCGTCGCAGGCTCCCGCTTGGCGTCCGGCTCCGCAAGCGCGGCGTCAAGGGCGGTGAGGGCGGTATCGGCTTCGTCATCCCACCAGTTGTCAAAGGACAGCAACGCCTCCCGTACCTGCTCAACCACAGCGCGGGGCAGGGTAATTGTTTCGGTCATCGCTGTCTCTCCATCCGTTCCATCTCGCTGCTCAGGGCTTCCAAGTCAGCGCGAAGTCCTTCCAACTCCTTGGCGTACTTGTAGCACCGCTCACGCAGCTGCCGGATCTCCCTGCGGTACTCATCCGGAGTGTGTGCCATCTTGTCCCACTCGTCATCGAACAGGTCAGGCTGATATTGAATGGTCATGGCTACGCTCCTGATGCCAATTTGACTGCGTACAGCGCAAAGACGATGAACGCCACGAGGATGATGCCCATCGTGATGCTCAAGAAGTTACTCGTCTTGTCTGCGTCTTCCATCTGACGGCGCAGTTGGTTTAACTCGTAGTCCTTACGAAAGAGCGAATCTTTGAGGTGGCCGTTCTCTAGCACAAGGTCCCGTATCTGTTTGTTGAGCCGGTCCTTTGAAAACTCCATAGTTTTATCGTTCACCAGTATTCCCTCCCAGATCTTGCACAGCGCCAGTTGGGAGGGGGGACTCGCCCCCACTCCCGTGTGACATTAAATTTGCGCTGTAGCCACCATCGTTTGATGGCCCGTAACATCACGCACCCTTCCGCGCTTCGATCTCGCGCTTCAAGTACCACGCAGCCTTCTCCAAGTCCTGCACAGGGTCGGAGTTCTTCTTACCCGCACGGCTGATGTACTTAACAACATTGCCCAGACGGTAGTTCAAGTCCTTGGACTCGATGAAGTCGATGGTCTCGATACCACCGGCCTTGTAGTGCTCGGGGTGATTCACGAGGTCGGTCATGGGAC